ATGAGTACAACCATAGAGAAGAAACCGACAACCCAGACCACCACAACAGCAAAGACCCCCAGAAAAAAGGCGGCTGTTGCTCCTATGAACCCTCCCACCGCCCCGGCGGTGGAGGACACCAACAAGGCAGAAATTGAAGCTAAAAAGGCACAGGAAAAAGCCGACATTGAGACCTTGAAAGAAGCCAAAAAGCGCAATACCGCGATCCATAATTCCCTTAACAGTGTACAGAGTTCTTTCACCCGGATTGCGTTCGACTTGCACTGGATTCTTTCCAGTTCCGCTTTCAAGCTGTTTGGCTATAAAAACGTGTACGACTACGCCGCAAAAGAACACGGCATTGCAAAAGGCACTTGCAACAACTTTATCAACATTGTTGAACGGTTCGCCGTCCGTGATGAAGCCGGGAACGTTGTTGAACAAATTAAGCCGGAACTGAAAGACTACCAGAGTAGTAAATTGATTGTTCTTCTTGGCGTGGAGGATGCACAGCTTACAGAATTTTCCATCGATATGTCTGTCCGGGAAATGAAAAAGAAAGTCAAGGAATTGAACGGTGAAGCCGACACGTACACCGACACCACAGAGGAAGCCCCGGCTACCTCCGGCGGTGACACAACCGGGAACGGTAAGGAGATCATTGACACCACAGCACAAGAGGTAAACTCCCAGACGCTTGTAACCTTTCATAACATGGACGACTACAACAAGCATCTGGACGGTCTCAACGATCTGATAGAAAAGGCACTGAAAAGCAAGAATTTTGAAGCTGACCACAAGCGTATTGAAATTGTGGTGAAGTGGTGAGAGTGTCGGAATTGTCTGCCGTAGGTGGTGCGATCTTTGATAGTGGAATGGATTGTATTTCCGATCTGTTCCACGCCACCACTTACAAGGAAGTAAGGAAGATTCTGGAGGACTTGCTTTCTCAGTCGGACAAACTCCAACAGTTGAGGAATGATGGCATTATCCTTGATGATGAATTTTCACTACTTAACAAACATTTACTTTCTATAGGTACATACGCTATCAACCGATACTTTCACATTCAAGAGGAGTAACGGCTGACCATATAACTAAATAACATCACACCCACGGCAAAAACCGCCGTGTGTAAAGAAAGAAGAGGAAAAACATTATGAAATTAGCAACCCAGTTCAAAGGCACTTTAGTGGCAATCGAAGAAAAGACTATGACCTCCGGCAATAGCAAGTATTACCGTTTAGCCGTGTTACAGGGATCTGAAGCGACAAGTTTGTCTTGTACCGAAGAGGTCTACATTCAGCATAAAGACCTTTTCAAAGAGTACGTTTTCGGTATGCAGATCAGTGAGTATGAGGGCAAAACTTCCCTCCGTGTAACAGGCATTTACGATCTGCCCGGCTCTGCTACCGCCCCCGGCTCTGCCCCGGCAGATTCCGGCAAAGAAAAGAAGTAAACCACCAGAACGCCCCGGGTCTGGGAAGTAAAGAGAAGCACTTGCTCTGTGATCTTCTCCCCGGTGATGTTCTCCGGTGTGATGCCCGGCGGTCTCCCTACAGACCCCGGGCAAGTGTGAAAGCGAAAACTGCCGGGTGCGTCTGGTTGTTCGAACGTTCGAACTTTATCCTTATACCTTATGTGCTTTCCGGTTCATTCAGAATCAGAACCCAAACCCAGAACGACCGAACACAAGCCACACGCCCGGCATTTTTCATATAACAAGAGCATGACGGCACCCCCTCACAAGATCGCCCTTAATCTTTTTTCATCTGGTGGTGTGAGGTGCACTTTACCGAACGCCGCCGGAAAAAGATGTTAACGCCCTTGACCTTGTACGGTTACTCCCCTAGCCAACAGCCCCCAAAACGCGGCGGTATCCTTGACTAGCCAGTAATCAACGCCGTTTCGTTGATAACGCCCTTTGCCCTTACAAACTATAAGTTGACCTTATTTGTGGCAAGGGTGAAGCCCGGAGGGGTTCGGAATGGTACACAAAGTATCACCCCCCCCCTCACCCATGCAACAGCAACACATGACCCAACAACTAAAAACAATATGAGGTGTGAATGTACTAGGCAAACAAGAGCAGTGCGCACGATGATATCTGAAAGCTACTTGCTTACGGGTTCAACTCCCGTCACACCTCCTAAAGTTCGAACGTTCGAACTTTTACCCCCGGTAATTTCAGCAAGCTGATTTTATAAACAAAAAACATTTATAGATAATTAAGAGGTTGCGTAGACGTACGTATTCTGCATTGTCTATAAGGAAGGAGAAAACATATGCCCGGTATTGCAATCATTGCGGCTGCAGAAGCCGCTCCCACTTTCGACACTGGACTGGTAACCACCATTCTTGATGTTTGTAAAAAGATCATGGGTCTGTTCGGAGAGTATCCGTTAAACATTATGCTTGCTATCTCCATTGCTTGTATGTGTTTCGGTGTATTTGCCGTAGCGAAGCGTTCCGCTCACTAATCAAGATCTCACACAAGGAGGTACGGAACAATTATGCCGTACCTCTTTTTTTCACGAAAGGAGAACACAATGGAAGTTTTACTATACGTTTTTATATTTTCTATTGGTTTATCTGTTTGTCTTGGGTGCGTTACTACAGATAACCCCTCACCTATGTTTGACATGGGTTTTATTGTCGGTCTTTTTACAACAATATCTGCTTTTACTATGATGCTTTCATCTTCATGGTCAGATATCTTTGACCATATTTTACTATTATTTCAATAAGGAGGGAAAAAGTTGAAACAAAAAACAATCAATCAAAACAAACTGCTGACGCTCCTTTGCGTCATAGCCTTAACGCTTGGCGTTCTGGTTTCTGCTGTGCTGTTTAGTATGCCCCCGGTTCATGCAGAAATTGCCGCTAATTATCCCGGTCAAGCACTTATATATTCAAACGGAAATGGTAATAAATTTTATTTAAAATATACCCGGCTTGATCCATTAAATAAAGTTAACGATCCTGTTTCGGTTGTATGTGATGATAATACGCTTAATTCTTCAAAGCTGTATGGTATTATGCTTTCTAATGTTACCAGTAATTCAAAAGGTATAACTAGTGGAACGCTTGGTCTTTATGAATACGATTCCGTTTCAGATAGTTGTAGTTCTATTTCTGTTAATGTTAGTACGGGTTTAACTTCTACAGTTTTTTACGAATCAGAAGAACGTTACGGAATTATAGAAACAAATTTGCCCGTTTTTATATCAGAAGACGGTAGCATTTTAAAATTAATCAATTATTTTCGTTCTTTGGATGATAGCGAATCTGTTAATAAGCCAGAGAGCCCCAACACCACAGATGAATCATATACATTTACCGGCTTTTCCATTAATGGCAAGACTGCCCGGTGGACTGGCACAACAGAGCGTTCCTACCTCAAAGATCAAGAGGTTGAGGAATACACCACTATTACATATGCATGGGCTACCACAACAGAGCCGGACAACCTAGGAGAGTTGCAGTCTTATGACGGTGAGTTTCCCACAAGTGACAAGCAATTAACGTTGCCGTGGTCTGAAATGGAAAGTGGAAAAACAGATTTTCAATTCATCCGGCAAATAAAGATTTTTCCTTGCTACCGTGTGCCACACCTGGCATATTACATTGGACAGCCGGTAACGATTTATTACAACACTGACGGGTCAATAGATAAAATATCTAACCCAAACACACCCGGGGTATTAGATGATTCTATCCCTATCCCAGTTTTATCTGTCAACAATGATAAAGGTACATTTCTTTTTGCAAATGCACAAAATAACTACAAGTTTGAATTAAAAGGACGTTTCTGGTCTACTGATGATTTTTACGTCTTTAGAAAAATGCCTAGTCTTGTCTGGCAATATAAATATTTAACGCTACTGAAAAACTCTCTTACAACATGGGTTTCTGTCGGCGATAATATGTCTACTCTTTCAACATATTCTTTCGGTGATCTGGGTAAAGAATCATGGAATGACTTACTTAATACATATCCTATAGAAAACCGTAACATCATTACTGGCGAACAACAAGGGTGGCTTTCATGGGCGAATATTACCGGATATAACGACGCTATTACAACATTAAAGACTTTGTTAAGCACCCCCTATTCACTTTTCAACGGTTACGAAGTTTATGTTAGATATTATGTTGTATGTGATGATGGCTCTATAAAATATAGTAAATGGACGCATTATTTTAACAATCTTGCGGACGCTGACGGTTCTACTGGATCTATTGTAGACGATGCAAGCAATATGAACAACGGTAGTCAATCCGATAAGGGCTTGACTGATAGTGATATGGACAACGTAGAAAACAGCGGAAACTCACGAAATGATGTGGACGCTAAACCATCAAATGATTTTTCTGTAGAGATCAGTGATATTACAGGGCTTTTCAATCAATTTATAAACATCTTGAAAAGTCTCTATTCTGGTATAGGACAGTTGCCGTCTTTAGTTAATGCAATTTTTGGTTTTCTACCCTCGTGGGCTTCTACTATGATCGGTATATCTCTAGTAGTAATTATAATCTTGCGTATTATAGGGAGGTAAAAATGGAAATCTTAAGAGCCTATATCTATTTATGTACGGCAATTTTGCAAGAGAATATAAACCTTTTCGGTTACTCTATATCTCTTGCAAATGTGATCTTTTACACATTCATTGGCGGTTTGCTACTTGTGATTATATGGAGAATATTTTCCTAGTTCCATCCCTCAAGTTCTTCTTTCATTTCCTCTTCCGGGGTTTTTATGTTACCCCCGTTAGTTCGCTTTATGAAAGTATACGCTTCAAGAATTGCGTTCTTTGTAGCTGATTTTATTATCAGATATATAAATAGCCATTTGACAACAAAAAACATAATTCCAAAAAATATTATCATTGTAAGTGTTTCGCTCGACATTTGCATAAAAGTATTCATAAAATCAACCCCCTGTGTTTTTTACAATTTTAACACATGATAATGATTTTCACAAGAAAGGACAAAAAATGAATGAAAACATTGAAATTCAAGACACTTTGCAGACAGATTTACAGAACGATTCTTTCAATACTGGCGTATCTGATAACCCAACTTATACCGATTCTGATGTTATCGGTTTTGGCGTTCCTGTCGGCAACGACACCGGAACATCTGTCACAGAGAGCACCGCAGACAGTACCGCTGCAGACATTGCAACAAGTGATAGCCCTGTCACAGGCTCTGACACCCTTTCGGTCTCTTCTGGTGATCTGGTTAGTGGTGATAACGTTTATATTAGTCTGGCAGACTTGCAAGCCTATCAAACGGACACTGTGGAAAGTCAGGCTGATTACTCCGATACTCTGGGCGGCATTGAAGAAAAAATTGACGATCTGAATTACAACATTACAGCCTTGTTATTTTTCATTGTGTTCGCATGGTGCTATGTACGTATTAAAAATGCCGTTCGATCCTTTAACGGTGTTGGTCTTAAATAGGAGGAAACATACATGGAAAATCTCATTCATTTTATCGTTGGTGATGCAACAACTTTTACCCCGGCTTGTATGGTCGGTCTGATCGTCTTTTGTGCGATCCTTGAATGTATCGGTTCACTTGCTTATAACATTATGAAATCCGGGAGGTGATAAGTATGGCATTCTTGATTCTCATAGGTTTTGCGGTAATGATGTATTTTAGTGTATGCTTCCGGATTGCTGTACTTTATCTGCCGCTAGTCATTTTCAATTTTTTAAAGGATGTTCCAAAGTATTTCATACATAAGAAATGGCGCAATCTGAAAACCGGAAAACTGGTTTGTTATGTAGCGCTGTTTGGTAAGGGCAAGACCCTCTCCGCTGTACATAAGGTAACAAGACTGTACAAGAAATATAATAATAAGATTGTCTATGATGATCTCCGGAAAAAATGGGTTACCCAGAGAGTAAACATCATTTCTAATGTGGATTTGATTGGAACGCCCTACACGTCTTTTGTTTCCTTGCGCCAGATCGTAGACGTTGCCGAAACTGTCCGGGCATATGATGAACAACACGACACATTGACTTGCACCCTTGTCTTGGGTGATGAATTTTCGGTACAGCTTAACAGCCGTACTTTTAAGACAAACATTGACCCCTTGTTTCTCAATACTCTTTTGACGTGCCGCCATCATCACATCAGCTTGTATTACACTTCACAGCGGTTTAATCACGTAGATGCATTATTGCGACAAGTGACAAGCCGGGTTATATCTTGCGATAAACAGTGGCGGTTTCTGGTACATAGAGAGTATGACGCTTATCAGTTGGAATATGCTACCGACCCCACGTTAGTACGCCCCTTGCGCCGGTTCGGTTGGTTCGTAAAAGATCGAGATTATAACGCCTATGACACACTGGCGTGCGTGGACAATCTTGCAAAAGACTGTAAGGCCGGGAACATGATCCCGGAATCAGAAATCATCATGCTACAAAACAATACGCCCTCTGATATGGATGCCGTAACTACACCGTCAAAGAAGTACACCAGAGCGCAGAAGAAAGCGCAGAAGTAAGAGGGAAACGGTGCGCCGTGGTAAGCGTTGCGCACGGCGCACCGTTCGAACGTTCGAACTTTCACACACCACACACAAGGAGAAAAAAACAATGTTTCAATATATGCACTATCTGTTTAATGAGACAGAGATTAGATTCTACAAAAAGTATAAACTATTTCCAGACGAATTATATCAACAACTTCAAAATCTGGGTTTCTCCCGGCAATCATTTCAACCGATTCAGAAAGAAATGGACAGATTGTTCCTATTACAAAAAGAAGAAAGCACATGGACAAAGGCAGACTGTGACCCGTTCACCGGGTCGGCTACTTGACAATAGCAACACTTTAGAACCACCCTGTACAAAATTACACAAGGAGTTTTGAAGTATGGAAACAGTGTATAATTGCAGACGTTTTCAGTACGAAACCGGGGAGCATATAACATTCTACCACCGTGCCATAAACGCCGGACAGGAAAAACCAGAGGACAGTCTGCTAAACAAAACCCACGACACTACAGACCGCACCCCGGAAGCCGAAATTCATTCTATGAATGTATCATCTTCCAGAGCGAAAAACAGTGTTTATAGAATTGCACGTTCGAACAAATGGGATTGGTTTATCACACTTACATTCGACCGTACAAAAACAGACGCAAGCGATTATGAAATGATAATCTATAGATTAAAGACATTTCTCAATCACTTGCAACAGCGTAAATGTCCGAACATGAAATATCTTATAGTTGCGGAACTACACGCCGACAAGGAACACTATCACTTCCACGGATTGCTTGCGAACGTTGACAACCTCACATTTAAGGCGTGGAAAGTAGACCGCAAGAAACAACAGATCATCTACAATATAACAGATTGGTCATACGGCTTTACAACCGCAACAAAAGTAATAGATACCGGGCGTGTGAGCAGTTATATCACGAAATACATTACGAAAAGTGTAGATGAACACTTGAAAGAAAAACGTAGGTATTACTACAGCCGGAACTGTCACATTGCAGAGGAAGAGCATTTTCTCTTAGATGAAGAAGATTTTCGCAAGACATACGCTGACAGAATCGCATATGTGAAAACCGTTGACGTACCACAAGCAAGCCAACAAATAACCTACTACGAACTGAAATACTGAACGTTTCGAAGAGTCACCCCTGGATTGCAACAAAGGAAGCTTAGCCCCCCTTGAGGGGGTGGGGGTGATCTAATCATACCTCTGTAAATTTTTCTCAAATAAAACCATCTGATTCCCACCCCTAAAATTTAACAGGAACGTCCAGAGAACACTCTGTTCTTTGGAAACAACCCCACGCCATACACCCCATATACAGCCAAAACTCCCGGACAGCTATAGCACAAGCTATCCCCACTAAAGACCGCCAGAACCCCCACCAGAGAAGCCCCAGAGGGTCAAGGCACAGCCCCAGAGATCAGCCCTCCTTGACGCTCTGGGGATTGCTCTGGTACGGTTGATTGTAGGGAATCTATGACTTGTAAGGAGGAAGCTTAATGGCAAAAAATATGACTTACACGGAACGACTAAAAATTGAAATGTACTTGAAAGAACACAAGACCCAGAGAGAAATAGCTGTGCTACTGGGTAGGCACTACAACACAATCAACTATGAAATTAAGAGAGGAACAACAAAACTCCGGGACGGTGCAACCTGGCTTGAATATGACTATTACAGTGCTGACATAGGGCAAAAGAAGCACGATGAACACGCACAAAACAAGGGCCGTGATCTCAAGATCGGCAACGACTACGATTTTGTGAAACATATAGAACACTGTATTCTTGATCTGAAATACAGCCCCTATGCGTCACTGGTAAGCGCAAGGGGCAAGTGCCGGACAGATGTATGCGTTACTACGCTGTACCATTATATCGACCGGGGCTTGTTTATGAACGTTACTAACAAGGACTTGCCGTGGCGTAGAGATACACCAAAACAGGAATATAAGCACGTGCGATCGTCCTACAAGAACCAAAAAGGCAGATCAATAGAAGAACGCCCGGCAGAGATCAAGAAGCGCAAGACCGCCGGACATTGGGAACTCGATACCGTTGTAGGCGGACAAGGTAAAAGCACAGACTGTCTATTGGTACTCACAGAGCGCAAGACCCGGAACGAAATTGTTATGAAGATGACAGACAAGTCGCAGAAAGCTGTAGCAAGTGCCCTTGATGATCTGGAACGCTCCTATGGTACTGACCGTTTCCGGGAAGTCTTTCGGTCGATCACGTGCGATAATGGAACGGAATTTCTCGACCAGTGCGCCCTCGAAAAGTCGGTAACAGAGGACACGCCCCGGACGGTGATATATTATTGTCACCCTCACAACCCCGGTGAACGTGGAAGCAATGAGAATCAAAACAGGCTTATACGCCGTTGGTTTCCTAAAGGGTGCGACTTCAAGGACGTAACGCCGGAACAAGTCGCAAGCGTGCAAGACTGGCTCAATAATTACCCCCGGCGTATGTTCGGCGGTAAGTCCTCAAATGAAATGAAAGCAATGTAA